CGCCAAACAGAGAATGGTTAACTTTACCATTTTTGGTATAGGAAACTTTTCTTTTGTTCTGTTTAGGAATCTAGGATTTACTTAGATAACTTAACAGAAGAGGTAGTCATAGTGAAAAGCGGACGTTTCTTATTACTTCGTAATATGAAACTTAAACTTTTCAATGGAGAATCCACCCTTTCACGGTTCTTTACTAAACCTTGAAGTTTCTCATCTGATCTTTCGACCAGTTTTGAGACCTCAACTAACCGATCTGCCTTCTCATTTAAGAGAATAAGCTCGTCGATTGTTTTAGCAAGAACCATCTTCCCTATGTCATCCAGTCACTGGCTATCTCCGAAGAGATTGTCAGCGAAAGAATAAAACATAGTGTACCAAGTGGAATATTCAAGATCAGAACCTGTCAGATTCTGATGATTGGTATAATCCACTATACACAAATGTTTTGGTATTTCACCTGGACACAGAGCTGAAACCAATTTATCTGTCAATACTTGACGCATGTTTTCAGACGACCCTAATTCACGCTGAATTTTCATCAGTCTGTGGAAAAGGGCCATCTTATGTCATGGTTCATCATTAAACTTAATGTCAGCAATCAATTGAGAGCTGCGTTGAGGAGGGTTTTCACCCTTTAATAATGAACTAATTACTAACTCTAGGAAACCTATATTAAGATTGTCAATAGAAGATTTAACTCTTCTGTTTCAATTTTCTACAGGAACTATGAGTAATTTAAGAACCTCCTCATATGAGAGGTTACTTTTCTTTACTAACATAGATACTAGAGCCAATAAGCAAAATTTATAATCTCCCAGAGAGTAAGTTGTCTTTCTAACTATATTTTTAATAAAAGTTATTGGACTCCGAACTTTCCGAGAGTTGAGAAGAGAGAATGCAATATTCACTCTTCCCATATTAGTATTTTGCGACATAAACATCTTTCAAGAAATTGGAGATAAATTAATGCTGTCTTTAGCAAAGACTTTTGCAAATTCAAAAGAAGAGTTTTTAGAAATAACGCTCTTCGATTGATTAATTTCTACACCAAAACCTCGCATGAGGTTAAGGTAAGAAACTGCAACGTCTTCGTCAAAGATGACAATATCATCACCAAGTAGTTCATAATTGCTATATCAGTCTTTCGCACTTAAAACAGTACGACAAGACCGATAAGCCATTTGAACAATGAAATGATGAGTGACAGCCAACATAGCTCAACTCGATAGAGCTCCCATAGGTTGACCTACAGCATAAGACAATTCCTCAGAATACTGAGGGGTCTCAAGCTTATAGGTTCTTCCGATTAATAAAGTTTTTCAAGCCTCTGCTCCAACTTCCCCAATTAAGGGAGTTAGAATAGCTACTTGAAGCTTTATTGGGAGTCTATCAGTCGCTGCAGATAAGTCATAACCAAATGATCTACCAGCAATCTTAGCCTTTTCCATACATCTTTGTACAGAAAGGCCTTGATTAAAAGTAGCGTCATTTGGAAGTGACTTAAGAAATCTAAAGAGCATCTCGTGAAGTGGTTTTAAACTCGATTGAGTTCAAGAATCCACTAACGCGAATACTCTTAGTTTTCCTGCAGCTTCTTCCTTAATAGCAAGTTGTCCCAACGAGCGATAAGTTTCGGCCTTTTGGTCGAACGCTTTCGCGAGGATCAGCTTAGACTCTTGGATAAAAGTAGAATAAATCATTAATCTGCTTTGACCAATTGTATCTAGCATGTTTCTTAAGGTTCCACCTAGACCTAAGGCATATAATTGCCGAACGTCATAGAGGAAGCCCCGTCAGGACACCCTGTTACTAGGAGAAGAAGTTTCTAAGGGTAAGAAGCCAAATTCTTTGGATAGAATCTCTTTGTCAAAACGGAAAGCCTGGCTCTCTGCGAAAGCAGACAGTCAAGTGATCCCTCGTGATAAAGTAAATTCATCTCCATCGAATGGCTTCGTTATTGTCTCAATTTTAAGTTTTCCAGGGATTCTTATTACTCTATACAGAGCAAAAAGGGATCCTCAGAATCTTATAATTGAACTACTACCAGACATTATTGCTCTCCGGTCCTCCAACGGTATAAACCGTGGAAGGCCTGAGGTAGTAAGTCTGGGCAGTGGTAATTCCGGTTCGATCTCGCGAAGAGATTTAAACGGATTACCGGCAATAGCCTTAAAAAGAGCTAATTGACTTGATTTCAGGTATTTGACTGTGAATACTTCCCCGTGATGCTTTCGCATCTGGAGAATGTACCCACAGAAAGAGTACAAGATTTTAAGTCTCTTAGTGAGTTTCACTGGTCCATCATAGCAGGCGAGGATTACTCTTCACCCGATATTTTTGGCCAGTGCTAACAATTCGAAAGAATTGTTAAGCGAAACCATCGGTTCGCTAACTATCCCATCCCTAAACGAATTAACAATAGAAAAGTAAGTGAGAGAATTCTTTAATTTTTTCATTTTTCTTTTTTATATGTTGATCGTTTTAGGCAGAGTACCTTTCAAGGGACTATTTCACCCAGCATACTTTAACGAGTATGGTTCGTGTAATCCGTTCCTTAGAGGTATATCTACATAAGAAGATTGCTCTTCCTACTTGTGTGATCGTACTTTCGTATAGATCCCTCTTAGCAGACTATCTTCCCTTATCGTGATTCCCTCCTCCCTTAATAACATATCAAATGATATACGGGATGACCCTAACTGGGTTTAAGAGGTGAAATGCATAAGGTCGGGATGAAAATCCCTTTTATGTGGCACTCTGTTTGAGTAGTCAGCAGACCAACACCGCTGTTCCCCTTACGGGGGACGGCAGGTTAGAAACTGCTAAGTCCCATAGAGAATGATATAACTTCGTAAAAAGTTTATCAAACCCTATAGTGGCTGGTATTTCTAAGACATCCACCTCTACACTAGGGACCCCTCGAAAGAGGATCTAGTTAGAAGATGTTGTTTCCAAGAAATTGGAAACCCCTGAATCTCCTGAAAGGGAGATTTAACGGTTTTCTTAGCATTGCTTAAATGCCAAGAGTTTCCGCGAGACGAAAGTCTC